TTACGACTCGTTCCGGCCGGCGCGATGCGCCTGTCGAAGCTCGGCAACTTTTCGGCTCTTGCCCACAGCACCACGCGAATAGCGGGCAGTGGTCGAAGCCTGCGTATGGCCGATCGCACCGCGGATCTCGTCGAGATCAGCGCCGGCGTCCTCGGCTTCGGTTATGGCGCCCGCACGGGCATCCATGTTCCACACCTCGTCTGGAATACCGGCCGCGCGAGCGATCACTCGCCATTCTCGGGCATAGGCATCCTTGGCGTAGGGGCGGCCGGCGTTCTCATCGATGACCAGCGGTCCAACCTTCGCTTCGGCTGGCACCTTGGCCAGTAGATCCAGCGTCATGGGGCAGAGCGCTAGGTCGTGGGACACCAACGCTCCTGTCTTCGTGGTCTCCTTGGTGAAGACGGCTTCGCCTGCTACATCAGCCCAAGTGAGGCCGTTAACCCAGCGCAGCATGCGGCGACCGCGCTTGCCTTTGAGCATGATGCCGCCGATCTCGGATCGCGCGATATGCGGCTCCCACTCGCCGATCACGTCCTTCTGCCGCATGCCGGTTTCAAACTGGAGCGCCGTACCGATTGCGAGGGAGAGGCGACCGGCCTCTATCGCTTTCGGGATGAAGGCCTCGACATGGTGGCGCTCCATCCGAACGCGGCGTCGCTTGGGCTGCTTGAACCGCGTGGCGTCGAGGATGCCGGCAAGGCGGGTGCAGCCCGCATGCTCGGCAGCGATGCCATAGGCGAACAGGCGTCGGAACATGCTGATGATGCCATGCGCCTTTCGCACGCGTTCCGGGCCGTCGGGCTCGCGCGGCTTCTTCGCCTCCTCATACCAGCGGCGGAAGTCGGCTAGGGCAAGATTGGACAGGACGCGCTTGCCAAAGGCTCGGTCGATCACCCGGAGCACCTGGTCGTAGGTATCACGCGTGTTGTGCTTCAGTTCGAAATAGGGCGAGGCCTCGTCGGTCTGGTAGAGCCGCACGAGGCTGGAAACAGTTCCGTCGAAGGGCCGGCGGCTTTGCCGGTGTCCGGCGCGCCAGGCCAGCATTTCCGCCTGCAGCTTCCGGCACATGGCCTCGGCGAGAAGCCGCTCGCGCGGGTCGTCGAGATCATAATGCAAGCGGACGGTTTCCGGCTCATAGCCGGCCTTGCGGATGTCGGAACGGGCGACCCAGTAGAGCCGCGCCGTACCATCCTTGTTGCGCCGGACCTTCAAGCCCGGTGCATCGAGATCATCGGAGTGCATCGAGATTCTCCTCTCCATCAGGTTGAGACGCCTGAACGGTAGAGAGGCCGTAACGGCGATGCCAGAAGGCGGTAACAGCCGGCCAGAAACGACCGCCCATGATGGGGTCTATGCGGGGCAGCCCCTCGCGCTCCAGCATCGCCGCTTTGGCAGCCCAATCCTTCGATTCCTGACTGAGGCGGCGTGCAATCTCCGCTTCAGAGGGGAAAAGGCCCTGCGAATAAACGGTGTTGGCCTTGCGAACCGCCATCGTCACAGCCCCTTGCTTGTGGAGAAGTAGACGACCTTCGCCGGGGCGTTTGCCCCGGCGATCTGGCGCTCGATGTCGGCGATCGCGGCGGCGATCTCCGAATCGGTGCGGTACTCCACCTCTCGGCCGTCGGAATACTGCAGACGCCGCACGCCCTCGGAGCGCAGCTTACGCAGATCCTCCAGCCGCTTGGCGAGGGTGTCGATCTCCGCCATCACGCCCCCGCATTCTGGTAGAGGCCGCGGAAGTCGATGACGCCGCAGCCGAAGTCGAGCCCGGCCGCGACCTTGACGGCGCGGGTATCGAAGTGGATCTCGGTGCGGATCTGCGGCCCCTCGGCGCCGGAGACATAGCCATAGACGATGGAGGGCGCTGCCGCCGGGTCTGCCATGACGTACCAGGCGGTGCCGGTGATGTTGGCATCGACCACCAGCTCCATGGTGCCCGCCCACGGGTTCACGTCGCCCGCCTTGGCAGCGGTGATGGCGGCAAGAACCTGACGTGCCTCCAGCTCCTTCTCCGGTCCCACCACGAGGAAGCGCGGCGCGAGATTGAGCGGGATGCCGTCGAGGCTCTTCTGCTTGCGCAGGGCCGCGACGGCGAGCGCGACCGAGGCGACGGTGATCGCCGCGCCGGCCGCCGCCTTGTTGCCATGGTCGGCGTTGAACAGCGCCTTGCCATCCGAGAGCACGCCATTGGTGGCGAGCAGGCCGTAGACGCGGGCATTCTCGTCCGCTGCGGCACGGATGGCGATCATCGACGAGAAGTCGGCGAGTGCCGACAGGTCGTCATTCACAAGCGCCCGCCGGCCGACGGCAATGCCGGCATTCAGCTCCTTGGCCCGCACCTTCTCCCGGTTCTCGGAGATGGTGCCGTACTTCAGCTCACCATTTTCGCCCGTCTCCTGGAACTGCGGGAAGTCGCCGATGCGCAGGAAAGAATGATCGCGGAAGTCGGTGAAGCCGCGCAGCCCGGCCCAGAGGCGATAGGTCGGCTCGGCCGCGGCATAGTTGGCGAGCAGGCTCTTATTGGCCGCGTCCGCCAGCAGCAGCGGGAAGTCGCTGGTGGAATGGGCGCCAACGGCGCGCTCCATCAGCGCATTCTGGTCGCGCAGATTGATGCGCTCGCCGCGGGCATGGGCGAGGTCGCCGATCATGTCCAGCATGCGATAGCCGGCATAGTCGCGGGCGCGCCCCTCCAGCTTGCAGCGGCCGGGCGCGAGACGATGGGCGATGGCGTCGCCCATGGCGGAACGGATGGCGACCGGGTCGGTATGGTCCTGCACGATGTGAAGGGCTGCCGTGCGGATGGTCTGCAGCGGGGCGCTGCGGGTCTGCATGGCGGTGAAGGCGGCGGCGCGGGCGGCATCAGCCGTCACGCCGGCGTCGATCTGGCCGTCGATCCACGCCTGGTCGAGACCGGCCGTGGCGCCGATGGAACGGATCTCGGCATTGACGACGGCCCGTTCCGCGGACGCCGTGGGGTTGGAGGGCGCCGCGGCGGGCGGGGTGGAAGGAGCCGGCACGTGGGTCGGCTCGTTGGGGGCCGTCATGGTCTCACCTCGGATGGTGGCCTGGCGGTCGGCGGGAATCGGGACAATGGAAAGCTCGACCGGGGTCCAGCGCGTGGCGGTCTTCACGCGCCGGCGGCTTTCGGTCGTCTCGCTCCAGTCGTGAACGGCATAGCCGACGGACACACCGCGCAGGTGGCCGTCGAGAATATCCTGAATGATCGGCTCGACGTCCTCCCGCCGGGACATCCCGATGATCGCGCGGGCTTCTCGATTCCCGTCGACCGTCCATGCTTTGAGGACAGAGCCCAGCACGTCATTCAGGATGCCCCGGCGGTGGCTGTTCAGGACCGGCTGGCCGATGAAGGCTGTCCAGTCCTGCGCCAAGTCGAGACGCTCAATGTAGACGCCGCGCGCATCCTGCCGCTCGACTGGGGCGCCGGTGGAGAACACCACCTCGAAGGTGCGCTCTTCCGGGTTCCAGCTGGTCGCGGCCAGTGGCGCGCGGCGGGTGATAAGGGGAACGGGCGCGTTCATGCCGCATTCTCCACGACAGGTGCCGGGGTGGTGCCGGCCTTGGCCGGCGCGGTGAAGGCGAGGCCGAGCTGCTTCTCGCGGGCCTTGTCGGCGGCGATCTCGGCATCGAGCGCGCCGACATCCATGCCGCGGGCGGCAACCGCCTCGCGCCGGCTCATCAGCCCGGCATTGATGGCGTCGATCTCCGCCTGGACGTCCTTGCCCGGGTCCACCCATTGCTGCTTGGGCGTGATCCAGCGCGCGGTGAGAAGATCCTCAAACCGGCCCTCGAGGCGCCCGGCAAGGCTCTCGATCATCACCCAGCGGCGCCAAATCGGGCGCAGCGCCTGAAACACGATGACATTGTGCTGGAGCATCTCGATACGGCGGCGCCACTCGACGAGGCCGGCGCGGATCGAGGAATAGTTGACGGCGCTGAGGTCGCCGGTCAGCACCTCATAGGGCAGGCCGAGCGCCGCAGCGATCTCATGCAGGGTGATGCGGGCGAAGTCGTTCGCCTCCTGCGCAATCGCCGGCGGATTGGAGAAGCTCACATCCTTGCCGGGCGGCAGCACCACCATGGCACCGGGCTCCAGCGAGCCGATGATCGCCTCGCCATTCTGCTCACCACCGAACGGCACCGCCCCGTCATTGGTGGTGATGACACCGGCGAGTAGCGCGCCGACCTTCTGGCGGGTGAGCTGGGCGCCGTGCCACTCGTCATGCTCGGCAAGGCGCAGGATCGCCGGGGCGAACCACGAGATACCGCGCACCTGGCCGGGGAAGTCGGGGCGGAACAGGTGCACCACATCTTCGGCCGGCACACGCACCGGCTGGAGGTTGAGGCCGAGGCCGATTTCCGGGCGCTCCTTCACGATCCAGTAGGCGACGCGGGTGCCGAACACGTCGAACTCGACACCGTTGACGATGCGCCCGCCGGCCGGCAGCGGGCGGGTCAGCGAGGCGTCGAGCTGGTCGGGGTGCAGCACACGGATACGCAGGCCCGCCGGGGTGGCGATCATCAGCGCCAGCGCTTCGCCATCGACCACCATGCCGCCGACCATGAGCGCCGTCAGGCCGTAGAAGTCACTGACACCGTCGGCATCGGCCTCATCGGTCCACGCGGTCCAGCGTGCGGCCAGCTTGTCCGTCACCGCCGGCACGATGCCGGTGCCCACCAGCGCCGCCACCCATGCCGCCTTGGCGGCAGCGGCATGCGGGTTGTTCGCCACCATATAGCGCCCCCGCTGCGCCAGCGGGCCACGCGCGGCCTGCGCTGCACCGTGCTGGTTGGCCATCTTGCCCCAGCCGGACGCACGACGAGCGGCCGACGCACCCTCATACGAGCGCAACGACGGGCGGAGCGCGCTCTTGGCGCGATCGAAAAGGGAGGAGACGAGGCTGGTCATGAGCGTTCGCCTCAGAGCGCTTCGAGGCGCTTGACCACGGTGCGCTGCAGCTCGGAATAATCGATGCCGAAGAAGAAGCGGCCCCAGAAGCGATTATCGTCGAACGCGATCTCGCCGGAGCCAGTCGTCACATCCTTGTAGCTCTCCGGATCGCCGGCCTTCGGGCGGCAGAAGGCGTAGAGCGGCGCCTCACCCTCTCGGGTGAAGTCGAAATACGCCATGTTGTCGAAGCACTCGGCATTCGCGAAGTTGGCGGCCGACTTGATGTCGATGCCGAACTTCGAGACCTCGGCGAGCAGCGCCCACTTCATCACCACGTTCCAGTTCACGAGGCGCGAGCGCTCGCGCTTGATCGGCTGCACTTCGCCCTCGAAAGGGATGAGGTCGCGCGTGCGCAGGGTGCGCTGCTTCTCCGGGGAAATGCCGGTCAGGAGGGAAATCTCGTCGGAGGTGAAAAACCGCTCGGAGAGCGGGCCGTCGATTTTTGGCTGAAGGCGGGACAT